GCAGGCGCAACCCGCTCAGGCGCTTGAATCTCGCAATCACCGATTTTGATGGTGCGGGGCTGTGGCGGTGGTGGAGGCGGCGGTGGCGGCGGCGGCGACTGTGGCGGCGGCGGCGACTGTGGCGGCGACTGTGGCGGCGACTGTGGCGGTGGTGGCGGCGTAGGCGGTGGTGGCGACGGTCTTCACAGCAAGCGCGACCTCCCGCACATCGTAAAACACGGAAATCGCCTCACAAGTCAACGATGCATCTTCGAGCGAATCCCTGCGAAGCGGAACCAATACTGAAGCGGAACGCAACGCTATCGGCAACAATTGCCTTGTAACTTGCAAAATAACTTCTTTTGCAAACTCTTTTTGATCAATCGCATCGCTACAAAGCTGGGCGACGGCTACACGGCGCATCCCCTTCGCCCTAGCTGAATCAGAAGACCAATCTGAGTCATTCAAACTGATTACGAAACCGCGTACCGCGTCACCGACACACTCTGGGCGGTAGTTGTGCGGCATACCCATTGCATAACAAACAGCAGCCACGACGCTGCATTTACCCGGCTCAGCACTGCCAAGACCTCTCACCAAGCCATAATCAACAACTTTTTGCGCGATTTCGCGTGTAATTTCCATTTTTTACTCCAGTGTTGCACCGCCTGAATTGGCGATTGCTTCGTATATTGTGTGTATTTTATTGCGCAATTACAAGAGATTTTTCAACTCTTTCACCTTGGCTGAGTAATGGGCCTTTAGCGCCTTTAAATCATCAATCGTGTACTTGCGTGGGGTCTGGTCAGCTTCAAGGGCTTCAACGGCCTGCAAACCAATCCTGGCTATCAATCCAATCCGGTAGCCCGGTGCGTTGCCAGACATGTAGCGGTTTTCGTATTTCGATTGGCTGTGACAGTTTCGCTCATCAAACCGCAGGTGCGGCGCAGAGCCACGGGATCGAAAATGGCCTGCATCTACCCCGTTACCTCTCCAGTCCAGCACCCTTCCGCTGCTGATGCAGGTATGCCCTGCCAGTTGGTCGCGGAGCCTGACGTACTGGTTAAAAACCTTTTGCGTTTCGGAAATCCAGTCCGGCAGGCGTTTAAATTTCTCCAGCGCAGCCTTTGTCTCCTGACGGTCAAGAATCGCAGCCTTGCGGGCTTTGGCCGCTTCCTGCCGCTTTTGCTTTTCCACCAGCTTCACGCCCAAAATAGCGCCACATTCGGGGCTGCAATAGCCTTTGAATGAGCTGTATTGCACAAACACTGCTTTACAGACCTTGCATTTTTTGGGTTTGGCTGGGTTGCGGGTCATGCTGCCTCCCCAAATAAATCATGGGTCACATTGCCCTCGGTGATGCAATGCGGGCTGCACCAGACTGTCTCGCTGGCGCTATTTGCCACAGCCTCGTCTGTCAGCGCGTAACCCTTGCGGGCCGTCCATTTGCGTGTCGTCCAGCCTTTGGCTAGTAGCTCGTCATGCTCCCCGGCGTGGCCGCATAAAACGATGCGCAGCAACTTGTTACCGCCATTGGCTGCGCACCATGCCTGCACTTCACGCGCAAGCTCGCCGCCCGTTCCCCGCGCGGTGTAGTCCATGGCACCCTTGGTGTAAGGCGGGTCAAGGAAGACAGCGGTTAAGCCGTGGCGAGTGGTCACAGAATCCTTGACAACCCGGCTCCAGTCGCCACAGGTCACGCGGGTGTCTCGTAGTACGTCGTGCAGCTTTGTTAACCACTCAAGGATGTAGGCGGTGCGCGGATGGCCCCGCCCTGCATTGCCCAGGTGCGGGAGTTGGCGGTTGATGCCCCGCCCTGCATTGCCCAGGTGCGGGAGTTGGCGGTTGATGCCCCGCCCTGCATTGCCCAGGTGCGGGAGTTGGCTTCGCACACCGCCATCACCAGTACGCTTCACAAACTTGCCGTCACTCAATATCCACGGGCCATCACCGCCACACCAGCCCGAGCCAATCCAGTTACAGGCACCCCAGCACCACCAGCCCGCAATCTTTGCATCAAACCAGTCCGGGTCTGCGTGCAGCTTGTCGGTCAGGTTTGACGCTTGACGCACCAACCAAGAGTGACGGGCGAATAAATCCACCTCATTGCACGGCCAGTCGGCATGATGCGCGACGGCTTCCGGATATTTGGATATGGCCCGCCAAAAGTTTGCCACAAAGCCGTCAGCGTCATTGATGGTGGCAACTCTTTTGCCGTCTGGTGCAGATAGAAGCATTGCAGCGCTACCCGCGAACGGCTCGACGTAGTTGCTAACAGTTCCAAATGCCTGCCACACCGTTTCAGATGCGTTTGCTTTGCCGCCAAACCAGGGAAACGGCGCGGCCAATGTTCCTGCTATTGATTTCACTTACTTGCCTCCTTGAGCGGCATAGCGTCCATCTTCACCAGCCGCCTGATTTCCTTGTTCTGGTGCCCGTAGGCGATGGCATCCCGCGATACTGCAAGCTGCCGTGCATGTGCTTCGCTTGCTGGAATAGGGTATGCCCCAATCCGCTTTATCAGCCTGGCCGTGCAGTGTATGCACTGGGGCGTGTTGTATCTTGTCCATTTTCCATCCGTTTGTTTTGCTGCGTTGCAGTCTGTGCATTGCATTTCGAGGTTTATTTCTTACTTGCGGCTTACAAGTTGTAAATAGGGGTTTGTGAAATCCTTGCGCGCTATGCCTCGACGAATGCGGCTCACGTAGGTTTCACTCATGCCGTGGCGCTGCGCAAGAACTCGGCCCAACTCCTGACTGTTTTTGATTTCCTGAATCAGCTCATCACTGAATCGAGAATTTGCCCTGGCAGTCTTGGCATAGGCATTACGCCACGGCAGCGCATGAGCCTTGCCTTTGTGAAATTCGTTCTTTGGGTATGTTTTGAGGTGGCTGGGCTTCACGCACAATGGGTTATTGCATTTAGGCCTGACCTGCATGTTTGCCGGGCAAGGCTCTTCATGGCTTTCGTTCCATAGAAAACGCCTGACCGTGACCACGGTTCCATTTATGTAGCCTTGTGGGACTCCGTTACCTGAAACACACTTTTTCCATATCCAGCATCCGTCGTTCTCTTTTACGCGCTCCATAAGCCAGTTGAGGGTGATGCCTTCAATTGTTTTCATGTTGATTCTTTCCTCAATTTTTCACGATATGCCAGTACAGTAGCTGGCACTTTTATTGCTTTGCATTCGTCAGCCAGCGATGCAAGCGCATTAAATGTCAGCGCAGGAACGGCAGGTGAACCGGGCGCTGGAAGCCCCGGATAAATGTCGGCCGCATGGCTGTATTCAATCCGGCCTAACGCCACAGCCTCAGATAACGCAGCCCCCCGCTTGTCTTTGTCATGACCCAGCGATGGTGTCCATGAAACGGCAACGCCTGAATCCCGGGCTTCACCGACCATTCGGACGTAGGCTTCCTTGAAAGCCATGCGGCCCGCGATTCGGTCGCCATCCTCGATAAGCGGCGCAGCGATGCCAAAAGCACGGGCCATCTCATCCGTCCAAACCACAGTTTGAGATTCGTCCATCGGCAGCATAGCCCATGCTTCCTCAACTCCCGGCCGACCATCATCAAGTCGCGAAACAACGTCCTGAATCGTCAGCACGCCTTTGACTTCACGGCGGCACCGGGTCAGGGCCTTGATTACCGCGTCCTCAGAGAATTTGGCCAAGTCTTGAGCAAACACCCTGGCGGCACCCTCGCTGAACGTTCGGCCGCACAGCTCGGCCGTAACTGCGATGGCTTGATAAAGTTCAGAACTTGGTTTCATTCCTGCGCCTCGCGTTCTTTGGCTTCTTGAATTAATTTATCAAAAACGTTGAAATTCGTCTGCGTCTTGTCCGCCTGGATGGCCTGGGTCTGGGTCACTTGTCGGCCAGTCGCCCATTCAGTCCGTAACTTTTCGCAATCCATCAGCAAAAAACCGACAGAATGCCCGTTACCGACGTAGCGCTGGTTTCTGTGCCCGACGTACCATGCCGCGACCTGCGGAGCCTCCTCGGCACCAATGCGGCCGACCAGTTGCGCCATTTGGCCGTTCACCATGGCGTTGCGTACTGGCTCGGCTTGGTATCGGTGGCGGTATGCCTGAGCGTATGCGTTCCATGCCTCTGCTGATGGCGGTGGTTCTTTCGCAGGCTTTGGAACCTTCGCCGCTTTCACCTTCGCCGGGGCAGGTTCCGCAGGAGCCTCCCCGAAAAGGGTTGTGGTTGTGGATGGGTTGTGGTTCAGGCTCCGGATGGGTTCAGGTTCGGGTTCAGGATTAACGAAGGGTTCGACAAATGGTTTGCGAAGGGTTTGCAAATGGTTTGCGAAGGGTTCTTTTAGGTGTACTCCAAAATCCAGCAAAGCCCCGGCCAGCATGGCTTTCAAGGGTATTGATGGGACTTGGTCAAACGCCTTTTGTGCAGCGGTCGCTACGTTGGCATTCTCAAATTTGTTCCATGCGATGTACTTGCAAATCAATACCCATTTTGATGATTCATCACGCTTCAAAAAACCCTTTGATTGCAGTTCAATAAACCCTTTTGAAACCCTTTCAGAAGCCCATTGAAGGTCATCAGATGCGTAGGCATCAGGCAATCGAAAGCATCCGATAAGGTTTGCATGTGGACTCGTCATCAAATAGAGTGCCAGCATCCGGCCATCCTCGGAAAAGTTCCGGGCGTCTTCGGATTGCCAAAAAGATGAAAAAACGCGGCCGTAATCACGCATGCGCTTCACTCTGCTTCAATTGATGCTTCGCCCACTCGCCCACAATCCAGTTAACGCCTTTTGCCGTAAACTTGGTCGTGGTGTAGGTATGGTCATCATCAGACATACCTGCCCGGACCTCAAAGCGGCCTGCGTCAATGTGATTTTGGTAGGCGGTCAGCTTTGACCCCAAGCGATACATGATTTTTTCGCCAATGACAAACTCACGAAACCGGGCTTCATTGGCACCCAGCAGCTTGCAGACCTCGCGGAAACCTTTAAGCCCGGTAGCGTCAACGAATCTGTCCACAAACTCAACCTTTGGCGCAGCAATGGCAAGCTGTGCGGCCTGCGCCTCAAGTTGCTCGGCTTGGTCAGCAGCAAGGCGCAGGGCTTGCGCCATGGTCTGGGGCAGCTTTGGCTCGGCACCGGACTCCAGTTCTTGCCAACGGTCAACCAGTTGCGCAGTGAATTCAGGTGAAAGCTGGGCCACAATGATGTAGCTATCACGCTTTCCAATCAAATAAACTTTTTCAGTTACACCGTTGGCAGCTTTCTCGCCATCCACAATTTGTGGTTGGGATATTGTCCCCTTTTCAGCCAGCGTTTCAATAGTGCGTTTTACACTGTCATGGCGTTTTTTTGTCAAGTCAGCCATCTCGCGACTGGACATCGTGACCCCTTTAGGGGCTAAAGAATTTTGCATAGAAGCCTTTCAAACGAAAAAAGGCTTCACCTGCACTCTCCTGTTTTTTACGCAGGTTGGTCGAACGGTCGGTACCGCCAGAGTGCATGTGAAGCCTTACCGAACACAAAAAACGCGACCAAGCGTTTGAGCCTCCAGTTTACACCAAAACCCCATCCTCACGCAAGGCCACAATATCAACACCAAAGACCGCTTTCCAGGCGCTTGCTGGCCAAGCGTACACGGGGCCGTCACCGGTCATACGGCTGATCGGTGGGGTTTTTTTGCTGTTACACCACTTGCGCAGCTCGTGCCAGTCAAAGCCTGTTTTGTCGTCAAGCGCGGCTGTGACTTGCTCGACGGTGGCGTAACCGATGGCCAAGGGAACTGCGGTGGTCAACTCTGCTTTTTTGAACGATTCTGCTACATATTCGATAGCTAATGGTGCCCGTGTCGCTTGCGCTAACGGCTCATTTGATTGATATGTCTGGGTGGTGGGCAATGTAGCTTTGAGTCTGTCAATCTCACGGTTAGCCAGCATAGTTCGTGCAAGCGCCGTAGCCTCTCGCCTGCTGCTGATCTGGCCGCGCGCAGTCTTTGCCTCGTCGCGCTCTTTTTCGGCCGCAATGCGGGCCTCGTATTCATTGGCCCAGGCTCTTGCGGCTTCGGCTGGGTTTTCAAAGTTGGGCGGTTCAGTGGTTTTGTTGTTTTTCATTGCTTGATTTTAAGTCTTCCAGTCGGTCAATATCATCCTGCAGTCGGCAGGCTTCGCGGAAGTCGCCATCGTAGCCAAACGCCTCAAAACAGGCCATGAAGCGGGTTTTCTCGGTGCGTAGGGCTTCGAGTTGTTTGGCTATTTCGTCGGGCTCAGTCATAGCTCTAGCTGCTCTTGTTTTTTAACGGATGGAGCAAATAGCTGGCCTTGGGCGTGGGCTTGCTCTATGCGCTTGCAAGACAGTGCAAAGGCATCAGCATCAACCTCGCAACCGATGAATTTGCGGCCAGTGCGCAGGCAAGCGACCCCGGTGGTGCCTGCGCCCATGTGTGAATCAAGAACCGTGTCACCCGGACGGCTGTAGTCCCTTACAAGCGATTCCATTAAGGCGGTCGGCTTATCACCCATGCGAGCTTTGTCATTCCAGCCCGGCCCGGCGATGTAGCCGCCCGGAAGTGTTCCCCACTTAATTTGGGCTTTGGTGCGAGATGCCACGATCCAATCAGTCCAACTACACGGGCCATCACCAGATATTCGAACGCTGCGCCCTGCTTGATAGAAGGGTAAAGGGGCAAATACATACCTGCCGCACGCTTCGAGGGTTTCAGTGATAACAGGGGCCAATGTGTGGTCCGTCATCCATACCACCCAACCGCTGCAAATTCCGGCATATAGGCCAGAAAGATCCTTCACCATTGCTGGTGTGAGGGCTAGATAGCCGAGTTTTGTTCGAGAGGACCCATCCGAAGTTGCCCCACGGGAAATTAGATCGTGGCCAGCATGAGTGCGTTCCGAATAGGGTGGGTCGACCAGAACAGCATCAACCCGATCAAGCGTCGGCAAAATATCCATGCAATCACCTTGGTAAAGCGTCGCATCACCAATCACAACTTTTTGAACATAGCTCATTTAGTTTCCAATTCCAGCTCCAGTTGGTCAACGTCAACCCGCACAGCTTTCTTGCCGCGCTGGGGCTTTTCTTTCTGCCCGAACATCTTGCTAAAACAGACCGGGCCGTAATGGTATCTGCCAACCGTTGCGGCTGGCTTGTCCATCTTTCTGCCGCAGCGGTCGCAGTTCATGTTATGCAGTTCTCACGGCTTTGAGAATCACGACTGAAACGCTGGTGCCTGCAAACTCGCGCTCATAGACAGCTGACCAGGTGTGTGTCCAGGTCTTACCCAGGAAGTCTTTGCCATGCATCGAGGCGGGCAAGATGGCAACCAAACGACCGCCGTTCTTGACCTTGTGGCTGGCATATTCGGTGTGCAGCTTCGCCCGGCCTTCGCTGAAAGGTGGATTCATCACGACGACATCAAAGTCAGCTCTAAAGGGCTCCATGTCGGCATAAACAATGAAATCACATTCCACTGTTTTGAAGCCCTTGGCGCGAAGCACAGCACAGTGCAATGGCGAGATTTCGAAGCAGGTAGTGCGATCTTTGGGCATGTGGTCAGCAATGCCCCCTTGTCCCGCGCTGGGCTCCAGGCAGTTGTCTTCTGGGCCAATTTCAGCCAAGTCAACAGCGATACGCGCCAGCTTTTGCGGGGTCGGGTAATACTGGTGGGCCTTCTTATCCGGCAAGCAGCCGCTGTTAACGACTTCGGTCAGCACCCCGGCAATGGGGTAATCGAAGACATACCCATCCCCATCGGAAACACCACCCAAGGCCTCCAGTGCCGCGCAAGCATCTGCATAGGTGGCTTTGTGTTCCTTTGCGGTGCGATAAAACTCAAACCGGGTATCCGCCATATGCCGCGTCCGGGTCTGTATTCCACTGGCTAGCAGTTCGATGGTGGCGAACGGCAGCGGCCTACCCAGCATCTGGAATTCCTTAGCGCGCTTCGGCTGCTTGGTGCGGAACTGGGCAGGGATGGCCAGGGGGTACAAAGTGGCTAAAACTTGATTGAGTTTCCATGCAATGTCGGGATGCACTTCAAAGTGCGCGGTGCCCTTCTGATAGACGCGGATGCGCAGGGCACCACCATCAAGCTCGTACCATTGGCCTGTGGCACCATACATCGCCCTCACCAGCACATCACTGCTGCCATAAGCAGGTTCACCACGGTTCATAAACTTGGCAATGACTGAGCGCAAGTCATGGATAAGCCCCGTTCGTTCGTGCCTGATACTGCCGTATGACAGCATGCAATCCACGATCATCCGTTTGCTAAAACCCTCGGGTACATTGGTGACGTGACTGCTTGAAAGGCTGCGGAAAATGCCATCCACGCGCTCAGCAAAGTATTGCGGGCGCTGGGCCAGCATGTCGGCCAGGGTGGCGCGCACTGCTGTTTCTTCAAAGTCCGGCAGGGATGGAACAGGCTCGTACCTTGAACCAATGTTTTTTTCACCCCTCAGCTGCGCATCGAGCAGGTTGCGCCGGGCTTGCGGCATCGTTGAATAGATGTCTGTCAGCGCCAGCGCATCGCGCCAATACCTGCGATTCATGGCCGCTATCGCTCCCTCCAGCACAAAAACCTCACTCACTGAAAGTGATGTGCCGCGATTCCCTGCGCTGTCAAGAAAATAGCTCACAGCATGGGCATATTCCGGGCTGGTGGTCACATGGGCAATGCGCCTCACCTTGTCCAGCTCAGCCTGATAGTCGGCCAGCAACTGATCAATGACATCGCCGGGCACTGCAAGGAAGAACTGCGCGCCGTCATCCACCAGCTCGACAGCTGCCTGCTCAAAAGTATTGACTTCCATCACGCACACCACCCAAACTGGCCGAAGCTGGCCAGCATGTTTTGTTGTCTTGCGGGGAGTTTCATTGTGGGTCTTTCGCTTGTTCAACTTCAATTTGTTTGTCAATGTTCAAGAGTTTTCGCGCACACTCAATTTCAACTTCGTGGCGCATTGCGCGTAAGGCCAGCAAGCGCGTGGAAAATAGTCGCTTACCTTCTTGGTAAGCTGTGCGGTTGGTTTTTGGCATATCTCCATGCCTAATGTATTCAGACCACTGGTGGTCTATTCTGGCGGCGTCTGAATTGAAATCAAATCCCTCTGATGATTCGCCGTATTCGACAGGCTTTGGCACATCCTTTTGAACTATTGAAGTCCAGCGCAAAGCAGCAAGCAACTTCGCTTTTGCAATCGCCGCATCAAACTCGGCGCGTTCTTTTTTGGTCATTGCCATTTCAACCTTCCTTCGGTGTAAACGTCATTTTTTCAAGCTTTGCAATCTGCTTTTGCAGACTGGCGATTTTTGCAATGCGCATCTGTTCGGCTTTCGCGATGGCCGTGGCTTCGGTGGTGTGCCATTCATTAGTTAGAAAATATGACATCCCCTTTGTCGGCCTAAAAAGCTCAGGGTAATGTGGTGATGGCGCGCCTTCAATGCAGCTTATTCCACCAGTAAGCGCGTACTTTGTAATCCATACTTTCATTGTTTGCCTTTCGCTGGGTTAAAAATTCGATTCCAGTGCTTGTCAATCAGGGCTTCAAGCCATGCACGAGACTTGTGATGCGTCATCAAATCAACGATTTGGGAAATCGTCTTGTGACTCAAACGCATCGCCTTAATTTTGGAAATTTTGTTTTCATTCATGTGCATAGCGTACTACACGGCACAAGTAAAAATTTATTCAATGTGTATTACGCGCAAAAATTTTTTGACGTCTAGTCTAGTATAGTAGAGGCATTGCAGCAGCATAGGGCTGGTGCAGATTTAGGCAACCACTGGAGATTGAATTGAGAGCAAAAATCACAATCAAGACCAACGCCGTAAAGCTGGGTGACTGGCTGTTTGTCAATGGCGTGGCAAGCCCCGTGCGGAGTATTTCCGAGCCCTGCATTGTTCTGAAATTACCGGCCCGGATTGCTTATACGAATCGCGGCGAGGTCACTTTGTTTGACGGCGATAGCTGCGAGGGTTTGCAGCACGTCATTGAAGGCATGGTGTACGGCGACAAGCACAGCCACGACGCAGCGCAGGCCAGCCAGTCACGCGCTTTCAAGCTCCAACTTCAACAGGCCGCAGGGCATTTTTAATCATGAATAAATTTCAATCAGTCAGCTGCAGCCAGTGCGGCGAATCTTTCGGACCAGGCAACCACGGCTTTTCCCATTGCCAAAACCATGAAGGCAAAACGCCGGAAGTGATTGCTTGCATCACGCAAATGCGCGGCGAGTTGGCCCACCGGCTTGAAGCGGAATTTGATATGCGGGAATCCAACGCGCCTCTGTCTGTGATTCTGGCAAAAGTCCGAGCCTACCCCGCAATTGTCCGCGCCGATGCGCTGATTGCTGAACTCGGTGCGGGAGAAGTATGAACGCCCAACACACACCCGAGGCCATCCGGCGAAAAGCCCGCAAGCCTGGTGCGCATAACCCATTTGGAGCAATTATGAAAAATTCTGAAAATCAAAAGCCAGACGGCGGCCCAGCGTTTCCCGCTCAGTTCTTTGATGAACGCGCTACTGGTATGACTTTGCGTGACTACTTTGCGGCAAAGGCTATGCAAGGGCTTTTGTCGTCTGAAACTCAGGCTCCTGCCATAGAGTTTGCCGAAAACGCTTACTTGATGGCAGACGCAATGATTAAGGCTCGCCAATCATGAACTACATAAACCGCCTATTAATCAAAACCATTTTGTTCTTAGTCTATGCTGTTGGATTTTTCGCGATGCTAGTCTACGGCTCATGGGTAGACGACGATACAGCGATGGCCCAAGCTGTAGATGATGACCACTACGAAGCCATGCAGATGGCCCGAGACAAAGCCGAATGCCGCGCGCGACTTGGCAATGACAGCGCCATGTATTTGATGGATGGTCAGCTTGTTTGCCGGGCTAAAAAAGCCAAGAATCTTGATTCTGTAAGCTCCAAGTAAGCAGCAAAACCCATAACTAAGCATCAACACACTGAAAGCACAAGATGAGCAGGAAACCTGCAAAACCAAAGATTGGCGACCTTCGCGTTTACTGGATGCCGCAGTTGGGCTACGATGCATTTTTTGTCGATGTCGCATCGCCCGACGAGGCCAAGAAGATGCTTGATGTACTGGCTAGCTATGACCAGTTCCAACTTGATAACCGCATCAAGGGCGATTACTGCAACGCTGGTGGTCTGAATGTATTTGAAGCTGACAACGGAGACGGTGTGCCGGGGTGGTGCGATTGGTACAGCGAAGACGGCGACGACATTGATGCTTATGAGGTGGAGAAATGAGCAAGCCAGCATTCACGCCGGGGCCTTGGACTGACAACGGTCGCGATATTGTCGGGAAAAATGGTAAACGCGTTGCTTTCAGCAATGGCAGCATGGCACATGGCAGCGTTACCAACTTTCCACAAGCCAAAGCAAATGCACAACTTGCGATTGCATCTGCTGATTTATTTATGGCCTGCCAGCGATTGCTGACCGTTATGAAAAAGCACGGTCTTGAGAATGACCCAAACGCAGAATTTGCCCGCGCAGCTCTCGACAAAGCAACCGGAGCTGCGAAATGACCTACTCAAAACACTGCACACACCAGCCCTGCCCGTCGCCACATAGTTGCGGCGCTGGCAAACTTTCACCCTGCCTGTGATTGACAAAACCATGATTCCAGACCACGACGACATGACCTATTCCGGCCAGTTCAATTCCACTGGCATACCGCTTTATCAGGACAACCACGACGGCGCAGGCCCGCATGAAGCGCCTTTTGGCTGGGTTGACTGGATTCGTGACCAGGCAATCAATGGCGCGCTTGTGGTGGCCATCTGGGGAGTTGTTGCTGCAATCGGTATCGGTGCGGCTTATTTGGTTGCCAAGCTGAATTTTTGAGGTGTGGCGTGTATAATTTGAAGTGTCATGCCGGGAAGCTGACAAGTCAATTTATCGAAGCCGTAAAGGTTTCGGGTCTTCGGGGGATTCGTCCCCCTCCTGCTTCCCGGCGGAGACTCGAAAACCTTTACGGCTTTTTGCGTTTCTAGGGTCTAGTTCCACCCAGATGACAAAGATTTTGGCCAGAAATCTGCCGTTGACAGAATAGACCTTGCCCTAGAGGTGAGTTGAAGTAAATCCCGGGTGACCCGCCCGCCGCAGAGAGAAATCAAGCGGATATACAGAGCTGACACGAAAGTGTCGATAACCAAGATGTAGCCCAAGTGGTTGCATCTTCTCAGGACAAACACCGACACCAGCAATGGTGAAAGTACACGTGAACAATGGGCCATCGCGCACCATCGAGGTTCTCGCAAGTAGTCCTAGGCAGCGGAATAGCCATTCGATAGTCGTCTTCACAACACGGCACGGCGCTCTGGTAAAGGTTCCATTGATTCGGTCTGAATCCCAATACATGGGGGCAGGCAGGAAAGATGGGTAAGAGGGAGTTCGTCCAAAATTTATTGAAGGACTTTTGAATGCTTGAAATTTACACAGATGGAAGTTGCAGCCCGAACCCAGGGCCAGGCGGGTGGAGCTTTGTTGTTTATGAGAACCACAAGGAAATCCATCACGCATACGGCGGTGAACGCGACACCACGAACAACCGCATGGAGTTCATGGGCATCCTTGAGTCTCTGAAGTGGTTGCAAGGCCGTGAAGCTGTTATCAAGACCGATAGCGAGTACTGCCTCAACTGCATCACCAAATGGGCTGGAAAGTGGCGCGCTAAGGGCTGGAAGCTGTCTGACGGCAAACCCGTAAAGAATGCCGACTTGCTGCAAGACTGCCTCATTCTGAAAAACAACTTTCACCACTTCAAGTGGGTAAAAGGTCATTCAAAAGTCAAAGGCAATGAGCGTGCCGACAAGCTGGCGGGCATGGGCCGTGCATCACTGACCGATTTACCAATTGCCCCGACAACGATTGACTGGACAAAACACATCAGCACAAAACGCCTTGACGCTCTTGCTCGGGCCATGCTTGCTAAACCGCCTGTAATTTAACCAAGGACTGAAATGACTGAAACCCAAACGCTAATCCGAAAGATTAAGGAAAACGTCGCAAAGTACGGCAAGGAAAACAACACCACTTTCCTGATGATTCGGGCCATTGATGCGCTGCACAAGCAAGAAAAGCAACTGCAGGCCAATACAGCCATCCCCGCAGGCTTCAAGCTGGTGCCGATTGAGCCGACGCAATCAATGGAAATTGCGGGACAAAACGCACATTACAAAGCTGAAAATAAAAGCAAAGAATCTGGAGCATGGGAAGAAAAAGGTTTTGCGCGCCCGCGCCGGATTACTTGCGCTAATTACGTCTACGCCGCCATGCTTGCCGCAGCCCCTAACCCCTAAAGGAAACACCATGAACCCGCAAGTACCACCAGACCAAGGCGATGCAATCCACACCCTCTTAGCTTTGTGGAAACGTCGTAGCCAGCAAGCCTTCCCGGTTGACGCAATGACCATCAACAAGTGCATCAGGGAACTGGAAGAATGCATTGCCTCTGAGCCAATAGCCCTGCAAGCCAAGCTAGACGAAGCAAACCTGCTGGCTCTGAGTCTGCAAGGCCAGATTGTCACGATGATGGCGCAACCGACTGAAGGGTGGCTAATTAAGTACACAAGCCAGATAACCAAAGGGCCGGAAAGGCTGGTGTTTCAACACAACGCCATTGCCGATTACCGTCAGTTTGACCCTAACGCCACAGTCACCGAGCTTATCCCGCGAGTAAACCCACTATGACAAACGACGATGCAGAATGCGCCGCGCTTTACCGTTGGCTTCGCGACCAAAAAGGGCTTTCCCTGGAAAGTGATGGTTCGCTTTGGACTGGAAAAGATGGGAAAGCGTTTCACTCGTCGCACCGTCTTTGTGCAAATGGCACCCACTTTGGGCCATACAAAACGCTTGATGAGACGATAAAAGCAGCGATGAAACTTAAAAAGTAAGCAAGCTGTAAGGCTTGCGGCGCATTATTTTTGTTTTAAGGATTTGACATGAAAGAATTCCCACCGCGCATTATGGCGCTGATAAAAAGAGCATGGGAAAAAGGATGGGAGGACAGCGAAGGCATGACGTATGTAGACGACGCAGCCGCAGCAATTACTTGGATTGAATCGGCACAGGCTGAACTCACGCAGATGATTTTGCCCGATGCAGACCAGCGAGATCTGAACATTGGCCGCGCTATTCAACGAGCTTCGATGGAGTTGCCGGCAACTTGCCTTATCAGTATCGATGTAGGCATGGGTGTCGGCTCAGTTGTGTGGATTGATGAGGATGGCGATGATTGTGACGAAGGTATTGAATACAGCCATCCATTGGCTACACAAATTCACGCTGCCATTGATGCAGCCATTGCAAGCGTAAGCCACAAGTAAGCATAACCCGGCATTATTGGGGTTTAACACTGGAGAGATTGAATGAAAGACTTTTATGAAGCGTTGAGATTATCTGTACTTGCTGCAATTGAGGAATTCAAGTTTGTCAGGCATATGCAGCGCGGAGGGAATCCCGACATTTTGCCATTTTGAAATGGAAAAGGTTTGCCAGCCACCTGTAAGCGCTGACATTTTAATTTAGGTATTTATCATGGGCTTTATTGCAAAAGATTCAGGCGGAGGCGACTTTAAAAAGGTTCCTCCTGGCGTTTATATCGGTCGTTGTTACTCGCTGATTGACCTTGGTACTCAGTTGAGTTCCGGCCAGTATGGCGAAAAGCTGCAACACAAAATACGCATCGCGTGGGAACTGTTCGGCGAAGACGAAGCAGGCCACCAGCTGACCACTGTTGTTGATGGCCGTGAAATGCCGTTGACCATCAGCAAGAGCTACACCGTCAGCCTGCACGAAAAGGCAGGGCTTCGCAAAGACTTGGCAGCATGGCGCGGCAAGGACTTCACAGAGGAAGAAGCCAAGGCTTTTGACGTGTCAAAGTTGCTGGGCGCTTACTGCATGGTCAATGCCACGACCAGTGAAACCAACGGCAAGACCTACACCAATGTTGCAGGTCTGACTCCACTGCCTGGCGCTCTGAAAAATGCCAAACCTGCAGCAGTACACGCAAACATCATGTTTGACCTAGACAAGCCAGACATGAAGCTGTTTTCCACTTTTCATGAAAAACTGCAGGATGCTATCAAGAAAAGCCCTGAATGGGCAAATGTAAACGGCAACCAATCGGCATCATCAAGCGGTTTTGATGACATGCCCGACAGCGCGTTTGAAGATCCACCCTTCTGACCATGGCCCGCGACTACGCCCGAAAGCTGGTGCAAATGCGGGCCTATTACAGAACACCAGCTGGCAAAGCTGCGCATGACAGGGCATATGAAAAGACCCTGGAGAAGCGCGGCAAGGCCCGAAAAGACACCGCCAAACCTAACCCAGCGCCACTCGTTGCGGCGCTTAAAAACTGGAGATAAAAATGAACCTCTACGAATTAACTGGCGCACAACACGCGCTACAGGCCCAACTCGAAGCCGCTGGTTTTGACGATCAAACCATTGCCGACACACTGGAATCAGAAGGCGATGCGCTGCTTGAAAAACGCCTTGGGTATCTGGCCATCATCAAAAGCAAGCGAGCTTTTGCCGCGGCCAGAGCAGCAGCGGCAAACGATATGGCCGCACTTGCAGAGTCAGTGGCAAAAGACGCGGCCCGGCTTGAAGCCGCATTGCTGGCAAGCATGACAGCAACCGGGGACACCCATATTGTGGGCTTGCAGTTCGAGGCCAAGATTCGAAAAAACCCGGCATCTGTGGAGGTGTTGGACAGTGCCGCCCTGCCCTTGATTTACTGGCGCACTCCAGAGCCAAAACCACCAGTTGCAGCACCAGACAAAGCCGCCATAAAGGCCGCGCTGCAGGCTGGGACTGACGTGCCAGGCGCAAAGCTGGTGCAAGGCACACGCCTTGAAGTGAAGTGACCTGCCGCATGGCTAAGCAATCAGCTGAACCCCACTGAAATTAATTTCCCCGTGACAGCAATCCCAAAGCCGCTTATATCTAATTCACGGCAACGGGTAGGCTTGTAGTAGGGCCGCGCTGTCACTTTGCAGGGTTTATGAGGCCCTGCTTTTTTATTATGTAGGCGCCGTGTAAGTCTGACATGGGGAATTTGAGTTTTAAACGAGGCAAACATGAAACTAGTCACTGCATACAGAACACCAGACGGCAAACTTTTTGAATCCAAAGAGCAAGCCCAAGAACACGAGTTCGGTCAGTTGCTGACTGACCGACTTGATGAATTTAGCAAACAAGATGATTGCCCCCACCCAGACGGAGTTGCAAATTCTCAAATGAGAAAAAGCATCATTGCATGGGAACGCGCAAAGCAAAATCTTGAGCGTGCTGGCAGCATTGATAGCCTTCAGTTGACGGTTCGGACTTCAAATTGTTTGAAAGCCGATGGAATCTACACCATTGCAGATTTGATTCGGCGCACTGAAAACGAGTTGCTGAAAGCCCCAAATATGGGCCGCAAATCACTGGATGAAGTCATTGAAGTTTTGAAACAGAAAAATCTTGCGCTTGCTTAATTTTCAATAGTCAGCGCCGTGTAAGTTTCAACCAGCAAGGTAAACAAGTCATGACAACAGAAGAAATCATCACCGACGACGACGTGTGCGAAGCCTGCGCAAGGCTGTACCGGTTTGCAACTGAGGAAAATAAAAGAGTGGTGCTGGCAATGCTTAAGCACTTTCTTGCTTCTCACCCTGAATTGCAGGTTATTTCAAAGGAAACACTATGAAAGACTTCACCGGCTGCGTTCGTGGCTTTCATCATTTATCAGCTGCGTGGTATGCCAGCTCCGCACTGCTTGAGCGTGATGTGAAGGCCTACATGATGATTGGCATGTATCACTGCGATGGCTGGACTATGGGCGAGTTTGCTATCAAGTGGCTAGACATTGGCGCGGGTCTTGCTGCGGCTCGCCTTGAAGTTTTCAGCGATGCATGGGCCGCGCTGGCTGAGTTCGCCGATTTGCTCGAAGCGCTCAAAAACAACGACAACCAAAAAATCCAGCCATTGCGCATGTGCGAGCTGCTGCGCGGCTTGGGCATTAAAGACCTGACCAAATACACACAAGGATAACCATGAGCAACGATAAGACCCTGGCAGCGCCAGTGACGGATGAAGATATTAATCTGGCAAGCATCCTCATTCACAAAGTAATTGGAAATTGGTGCAGCATAAAAAATGAACTGATAAGAGAAGTTTTTGAGCAATTCGCCGCTGGCCGCGAAGGCTGGCACCGCGCCATCTTGGCTGAATGCGCCACCATTGGTGCCTGCTATCAGGAATCAGACCCGGCAAAGACGGTGCGCGACCTGATTGAATATCACCGCAAGGATGCAGTTTGGCACCATGAGCAGGAGTCGGCTGGCCGGGTTGCCGCATCCACTGCGCCAGAAACCACTAAAGTAGAAATTGAACTACCCGATGGCGATCTTCGCAAAGCGCGAGTTGTATACAGCACTTACAAAGGCGAAGTTCTGCACCTGTGTGCTGTGATTGACGCAGCCATGGCTGCTAAGGACGCATCATGAAAACCATAAAAATCACATTAACCATACCCGTTGACTATGAAGCTCAATTCCTTCGCGTGGAAGCTGAACCCCGCTATTGGGAAGATGCTGAAATAAATGGGCAACCCGATGAACATGGGACAACAACACCGCTGCGCATTGGCGAATGTTGGGCACCTACTATCGACTTAGTTGCTGGTTCAATCCTGAATTGGCCTATAGGCATTACAGCCGACATACATTTCAAAGTCTGCGACCAGGGTGAATATTGGCTTCAGGATGCCAACGGCAAAGACTTCGCAAAATATGCAAGCAGCTATGTTCCGGGCTTGTTGAGCGTTGGAGAAAGTGGCTATGGCGATTACATCATCATGAAAGTTGGCCCAGACGGGAAAATCAAGAATTGGGTAACCCCACAATTTGATGAAGACAATTTTCTGTCTTGGCTGGCTATTGGAGACGCATCATGACCAAGGCTGAAATCATCGCAATGGCTGTTGAGTGCGGGGCTGAACTGTTTGAACAACAAAACGGGAATGATGCAACTCGCAAATACAACGTATACATCATCACGCCGGATGAAATCGAAAAATTCGCAGCCCGCATTGCAGAAAAGGCGATTGCAGAGCATCTTGCAAAGCAAAGCGCACCTGTGCTGCCCGAATTGCCACTGCAGCGGCATATACGAAAAGCGCTTGGCCTGTAACCACACAAAGGAATTGAATATGAGCGACAACACCCCAAAACGAATAGCTGCCTGCTTGGACGCATGCAAAGGCATGAGCACCGATTTACTTGAAAACATTCTCATCATGGGCGACACCATCGCCAGCAGATTCAAGCGGCGCGACGAGACAGAGCGTGAATTGGTCGCCGAGAACGACACCCTGCGCGCCCGCATTTCAGAGCTTGAAGCGGCTCAGGCTGTGCCAGTGCCATCCATCCCAGACTCACCGCAAATTGACGCGATCTGGCAAGAGTTTTTCGCCACCGATGCGTTTAAAGCAAGTATTGCATACGCAAAAGCTGGTGCGTTTGAGTGCGCTTTGTACACCGCCTTCCGTTCTGGTGTTGCCGTCAAGACTGCTGCACCCAGCCCGCAAGCAGAGCCATTGCCAGACCATACCGCGCAAGCCCTCAACATGGTCGGCCAGCCGCTGACTGATGAGCAGATTGACGCAGCAGTGAACAAAGCCCGGAAAGAGTGGCGCGCCAAATGCGATGAGCATAACCAGTGGTGTGACCTGGGCGACGATGAGAAATTCTTGCTTGTTGCCCGAGCTATTGAGTCGGCTGTACGTGCGCAGGGTGATGGCTGGTTACCGATTGAATCCGCGCCACCCAATGCACAAGGAGCCGCCAAATGAAACACAGCCCCCGAAGGGGCTGTGTTCTGGTATCAATTTGTACACGGGTGATGCCGCGTCCTTGAAACCATCCTGTGAGAGGGGATCTACATTTTATCAGTGAACACACAATGACTCAAGCAATGACTAGTTTGATTTTGACCGGCGACGATAACACCCCAGCAATGCCGATGACCGAGGCGCAGGTAAACCACTTACGGCGGTTGCTGGCTTGGATGCGCTGCGAGTACACGCTGGATGAAGACATGCAGCGCGGCTACCTTCAAGGCGTTGCTGGATGCGTTTCACACGGTTTTGCTACGCCAGATCGCGCCAGCGAACTCGTTCAAAAACAGGTTGACCGGATAAACCATGTCCCGGCCTATGTTCGTCAAGGGGTCAGGATGTTGACAAAAGCAATCCGTGACCATGAAAAACAGGCTGGAATTGTTGATGCACAAGGGGCCAAGCAATGACAGACCAGACATCAGAAACACCCGTGCAAGACGCCTTCGAGGAATGGTTTTGCGGCGGCGGAAAACTTGAGCGGTCACCTGGTGGCTACTCGCTGATGAGTGCGCAATCTGCGTGGGTTGCTTGGCAGGCTGGGGCCGAGTGGTCAGCGAAAAAAGAGCGCGAGGCCTGTGCCATTGTTGGCGGGCGAACTGCAGAACTTTGCAAAAACTTTCCAGATGGTCAGCGTGTTGCCGATGCGATTCGTGCAAGAGGGGAAAAGCAATGACAGAAAAACAGATGTTGGAGTTTGCGGCCAAGGCTGCGGGCTATCAAGTTGCAAGACTTGCAGATGACGGGGAAAGCCTGCTGCTTGTGGGTATTCAGGAGCCTTGGAACCCGCTTGAAGATGACGGCGCTGCGCAGCGGTTGGCCGCACACCTTCGCTTACGCATCCTGCCAGGCAAATACAAGGGCGACGGCTGCACCGTGGAGCCGCACAATCGCCCCGGAATTGTCAGCGTCACCGTGTTCCGTGACAGTGGCGACATGGCTGAACAGATGCGGCGCGCTATCGTGATGGTTGCCGCAGCCATTGGGGAGCAAATGAAATAATTTTCCACCTAACCGCCTGAGATGGCATACAATAAAAACAGAAAAAGTTTGTTTTAGAGGCTGGGGCATCCCGGCTGGTGCAGATGCAAGCTCTGACAACCTCCCGTGTGAGCGAAAGCAAGGCGCGGGGCTATCATCAAAAAATTGCCCAAGGGGTGTGGAAACCCGGCGCGAAGCACTGAAGCGCGGCCCATGGCGAAGGTGTCTTGTTGACCGGGCTCGCAGAGCATCCACTCTGCAGGCGGCAGTGTTTTGATGATGGTTCCTTGGTAAGTCGAGAGCAACCCTTATGGTTAGCCGGTGCGTCATAGCACAGGACATGTATCTGGTAATTGGTTTTGCGGGCGAAAGCCGTTAAACATCGGAGCGCAACTTAAAAAGCTTGTGTGCGGCCAACTTACCAAGGAGTTATCAAGTAAGCGGCGGCGTTGAAGGAAACGCAGCGGATAGTAACGGAAAGTGCTGGCGCATCCATCCGTGAATTGCGTGCCAGCAGCCAGTGTCGAATCTGGCCCGCTTACTTGATGAGCTAAGTTACTCTAGACGTACACCCTCTAGAGTCTTAAACGATGGACGTGCCTAAACAATCAGGACTTAGCACCATCATCCAAGCAGGGTAAAGCCTGACAACGCATCCGGGTGAAAGTGCCCCGGAGCCAGTTTTGACAACCGAAGCATATCCGGGTTAGCGCCGGGTAGTGATTCCTAGGGAACCTTAGCGAGTAAACACTGCTTTATGTGAGTGCTTCGGTTGTCGATTATTTTTGCAGGGTAGTTCAGTGGTAGAACTTTCGGTCGCTGGTTCGAGTCCAGCCCTTGCAATCAGGTTTTGGTGATGTACAATAAATTCTGAAGCGTGTGTTAACTCTTCGTTGACCTTGTGTCCATAAACCCGGCTCAGCCTCCTACAGCTTTGCCGGGTTTTTGCTTTTCCGGTTTCAAACCGGAGAAGTCCCGAAACGGAAATTTCCGTATCGAAACTAAAGCATTAAAAAAGCCCGCCAGTTTTGACGCTGGCGGGCCAATCGCTGTGATCAGCGAACACACTGCGAGACATTCAGTTAGTCAGCATCCAGTGAATGCATACACCTGCAACAATGCCGACAATCAGGCCCAGCGCAAAGCCTGAAATCATTTATCTCTTACCCACTCACACAAGGCCACAGCGCGGCCAGCGATGAACACGGCCACCAGCACCAGCTCAACCAGCCAGACGGCAGGAGCCAGGGCGATGCGAAGGAGGCGGTTCATTTGATTGCGGTACCAATAGCTATTGCTTGGTCACCATTCATGCCACGAAACAGGGCTTGTTCAGCAGCACGGCGACGGGAAAGCCCCATCATTACCTTGCCGTCGTTTTTGTGCCACTTTGGGAACTCCAGCGCAGCCCCTGTGAAATCGCCCGCGTTGACCTTGCGCATCAGAGTGCTATCCCCCAGACCTTCGGCGATGGTGTCAGCGTCAATATCAAGGCCAACGTTGTAGGCAAAGCACACCAGCGCATCAAACTGGCCTTGGGTCAGTGGCACACGGGCCAGCCTCATCACCCCGGACTCAAAGCGCGACAGGTCGGACGCGAAAACGATGTCAGCCTTTTCCTTTGACCACTTCAAGCCTCGATAAACATCAAACCCCGTATGCCCCCAGCCGATAGTCCAGGGCTTTCCGTCCCTGCTGCCAGGGTCGGGGTATGCATCAAGCACACATTTTTCAAAATAGTGCATCACTTGGATGCCGTTGGATGAGGTTTTCATGATGGCGATTGGTCAATGAATTTGCCAACGGCACCCAACACCGCAGCCGCCAGGGTGGCATAGGCCATTACCGCACCGCCGCCAGGTACAAGCGCCTGTACAGGCTCAGGCAGCGCGAGCCAAGTGCCTTGCATTGTTCCAATCACACCAAGAGCAATCAGGCTGTAGTGCTTGAATGCTGCGCGGGGGTTTTCAATGAGTTTCATACGGGTGGCCAGCCTTCCATTTCGGGGATGTTGATGCCGGGCTGGGCGTGAATGAACCGCTCCAGCTGGAAAATTCGGCGTAAGTACAGGCCTTTTTCTGACTGCATAGACGCCACCTCGGACCGCAAAACGCGTATTTCTTCGTGCAGTCGGTCGCTCAGTTCGGTTCGAGCTTTGGCTTCTGCCAGTTCTGATTTGACCTGCCGTGCATCAATATGGCTGAGAAGCCACTTCGCGCCGCCCGCCAGAACCACAAACAGCCCCGTGACAGAGCCAATAAGTATTTGGATGTCAGATGCGCTCATACTTGTGTGACCTTGCGGAAAAGCAGAGAGCCGTTCAGGTTTGCGGCGCTGCTGACTAGGGATATGGTGAAGGCAATCGAAGCGCCAGAATTGCGGCAATCGAAGCGGTAAGGTGTGGGCAGCGCAAGGGTGCCCAAAACCTGGGTGAACCCGGTTGACCATCCCAAGTTAAAGGTCGCCCCCGTCCCAGCGCCGCCAGTGGTTGCGACATTGTTTGAAGGCTGCACTGTGTATCGGCCTGAGTCCGAGATTGACCATGATGTAATCCGGCCAGAACCGTCTACAGACCCGACTCGTATGGTCGCCGCTGATGTACTTGTCCCGCCCGATACTGTCAGCGTATTGCCGACTGCATAACCAGCCCCACCGTTTACAGCCACAGCTTTGATGACCCGTTGCGATGCACTCAAAGCCATTGAGCTACCGCCTTGAGCAACACCATCAATAAAAACTTGCAGCGAGCAAGTCCCCGCTGTCATGGATGTAGTGACACCGAGAAATTCGTAAATCGCACCGTACAGAAAGCCAAAAGAGTAACTGCCATTGGCTACTGTCCCGGTGAGGTTAAATGGAATGCTTGTGTCAAATGGATTGCCAACACCCAAACAGTCAATAACCTGACCGTCACCCAGATTTGTGATATTTGCAGATGCGCCGCCCTGCAGGTCTGCACCCATGATTCGGTAGTTGTGGCAGTTGGCACCGTTCACGTACACGTTGCGAGATACGGCGTTTGTGCCCGTACCGCCCAGCAGGGTAGTGCTTGTCAGCCCGCCAGTCCAAGTCATCAAAGTGCCCATTTTGGAAACGGTATAGGCATTGCCAGCCGTTCCGCGCTCGCGTAGCTGAATCGTGATGGCGTCAGAGCCAGACGCAAGGGTAGCGGTAAGCCTGCGGACTTCTGGCAACTGTGAATTGTTGATAAAGTCTGTGATGTTGATAGCTGTCAGCCTGGCCGTGTCAGCGACTTGAATAGCTGCAGGGCCAGCGGCCACAGAATCAAATTCAATCACTTGCCCGTTCAGGGTCAGCTGATAGATGTTTGTCGGGTTGCCTGTCAGCGTCAATACGGTGGATGCTTTAGTCGCATTGGACGGATAGCTGTAGATGCCGCCCCGGACTTCCCAATTGCTCACGCCGTCATCTACCAGTAAGTTGCTTGACTGACTTGGAGTCTGTCGGCTGTTGTCCGAAGACTCGCAGCCATCCAAAACTGTGCGGCCTGTGCCAAGATGACGCAGATAGATGCCGTGCTGACCTATGCGAGTAACTTTTACGCCATTGGCACGAAGGTTTCCGCCGAAAGTCGGGTCAGTGTACAAGCCACGAACAAACACCGCACCGCCGTCGATGATTGCTGCATCGCTGATATTAGGGCGGTCAAGCGTAACAAAGTCGCCTTCTTTGATCCGGATAACGTCAGACTTTTGGTTTGTGCAAACTACGGGGCCAAAATGCAGGCGCTCAGACCAGCGTAGGTTAGCCGCGACTCCTGGTACATCGTTGACGTAGCACTTAAAGCAGTCCGTACCGCCATTGATTCGGCCACCCAAAACACCGATTTTGAAATCACGGCAGTATTGAAGCATGGCGCTCCAGTTGATTCCCGGATTTACACCGTCGTCGTTTTCAAAGTCAACATAATTGATGGTCAGGTTTTTGTTGTAAAGCGGTGTACCCGTGTAAACGCTGTCGCCCCAGACGTTGAGCTGGCCCAATGCGTTGCGGGTTCGTGCAATTTCTACATTGGCGGTATCCGCGCCTTCTGACATTTTCAAAAGCTCGTAGCAACCAGCCGAATCAATGATGCCGAAGTTGTTGTTCTTGGCATTTACACCCGTGATATTCAGGCAGATCCCGGCTGTAGGCGTGCCTGTATGCCCGAAACTCAGACGGCCAATGACGTTCAGGCCGCTGCCCGTGATGTTCAAGTGGTTTGCCGTGGTGCTGGTTTGCTTGAGTAGTGGCGCGGTTTCAGCAGGGCCGCCAGCACATATCAAAGTCAGACCGCTTGGTACGGTCACAGCGCTGCCGATACGGTACGGGCCAGCCAGCAGAGCGACCGGGCGACCAAGGGCCACGCCAGCAGCAAAAGCAGCAGCCAGGGTTGTCGCGTTGTTGACTGCCACGTCACCGCCCTGGACACCGTAATCCTCGACGTGAATGCAATCGGCCAGCTTTGCAGCTACGGTGCGGCTACCGAATGCACCGACCAGCGCAGCCCCGGTTGCGGGTGACAGGTCACCAGTCGTCACGCCTTGATAAACCCGCCACTTGCTCGCCGTGTCAGTCGCAAACGATGCGCTTGAGGTGTGCGCAACAATGCAGATATACCAAGTTCCACCCGTCAAAACGATGTCTTTTACGGCGTAGGCAGTCGCCGTGACCCATGCGCCCCGGTTGTTGATCAGGGCTACAGCCGCGATAGCTGCTGGGATGTCAATCGCGACGGCCTGCACTTTTGCAGCGTCCACAGCGTCAACATCAGCATCAATCAGCGCCAGCGCAGACAGCCGATTTGCATCAACTTCCGATACATCGTCCTCAATATCAGTCAGCGCCGTGGCCTTTGAAGTCTCCACCGCCACAACATCAGTGGCAATGCTGGAATATGCCCCGGCAAGGGTCATTCGGGTGTTATTTAGGCGGTCAAGGAATGATTCCGCCGTGTCATTCATGAATTTGTCGAAGTTTTGCGCATTAATCAAAAGGTCAACGGGGTCAGTGCTTGGCACAGCGGCAAGGGTCATTCTTAGTCCTCAGAATAGATGCGGTCGTCGTAAAATGCCAATTCTAGGGAGGCTTTACCGTCACCTAGAGGCTTGATGGCTGTCACGCTGTACAGCCCCGAGCTTTCAAGCTCCGAATCAGTCAGTCCTACACCGAATGCGTACCTGCTCCCCAGCTGACGGCCAGCCCCGGCGACATAGAGGCCAGCCGGAACGCTTGCGAGTTGGATTGCATTGCCGGGTAGCTGTGAACACACAACTGGAGCGGCTAGGCGCTGGCCTTCGGTGCCTGTGAAAAGAATCCGGCCTGTGGGCTGGCCCTTGAAGTCCAAAATCTCGCTGGTCGTTATGACCGTCCCGACAATTGAAAGCACTTCGCCAGCCTGCAAGCCGTCATCCCCTGCAAAGTCTGCCGGGTCAACCCAGCGGACCAGTGAACCCAGGCCAATTGTCTGATAGTCACACAGCGCGGTATCTGACACGCTGATGCGCTGATAAATCAGGCGGTTTGCTTCCAGATATGCCCGATTCATGGCCTGCGATTCACTCGTGCAGCCGATGAGTTTGATTTTTGAAGGGTTTCCGCTCACGCCGACCACGGGGATTCCGCTTGTGATGTTCAGCCGGAAATAAACCTTTTTGGCCTGGCTTACCGGGTCAACGTATTCAATTTCCACGCCATCAAACGTGGCGGGCAGGTGCGCGGAATAGCTGATTGCAGAGTCACCGCCTACATCCAGATTCCGGTAATCAAACTGCACCTCTGGATATTGCCGCGCCTGGTCGCGTGTGACCGTCCATTTTTGGCCATCTCGCCAGATGATGCACCGAGCGTGATTTGCGATGTTCTGCATCCGCTCGCCTAGGCTGATGTCAGCATCATCAATCGAACAATCGAAGCGCAGTAAATCCGAGGTTTCCCCAAGTTCGGTATTGATGGCCTGCAATGCAGTCGTGTCAAGCTCTGCAATATCGTTGCCCGCGAGTGTCCAGACATGAGCCATGGCTCTGGCAAAATTGCGGCTTGCGCTCAGGGTGTTACTGGTCAGCGTTCTGACATGGCGAGTCCATCGCAGATTGAATTTCTTGTCGCTAAATCCAGTTGCATCAGTCGTGGCTTTTGTGGTGATCCTGAAAACCGTCACACCAGGCAAAACCTTGGTGGCGTAGTACCGAACTGCATAGACCTCTTCCAGCTTGGCCACATCGTTGCCCGCCGTCCCGACTTGCGCAGACATTCGGGTGAACTCTATGCGATAGCGTCCAGTCCCTCCTGATGGAGTTACGGTTTTAGTATAAAAAAGCTGGTCAAATGACCCTGATGTATATGTATCAGTCGAGCTTTGCCGCGTCCCGCCGACCTCTACACCGCCACTGTCAACGCGCCACCATTCGGCCTTGATGTCAACCGAACCGACAAGGCCGCGCGGGAAAATCGTATTCCAGCGCAGGCGGTCGCATTCAATCGGCAGCGTGAATGGACCTATGGTCGTGCGGGTGTATTCATCAGGCACTACCGTAAAAGCAATACCTGTTTGTGTGCTGCTGAACGTCCACGGCGTTGTATTTGTGAATGTGAAAGTGCAATCAGCGCCTACAACAAGAAAGCTCTGAACCGTGCAGGCTTCATCAAATACTACTGGTGATCCGGTATCAATGTAGGTAAAAGACACTTGCGCTGTACCAGATGGCACCATGCTTTTGAGCTGAGCAAGGCTTGGCCCGTCAGTCACCTTCATTTTAAAAACTGACTCGGTGTTGACGATGATAAAACTGCCAGTTGGGGTCAAGGTGGCGTACTGAACCGGATATTCCAGCTCCTGGCCGTTCACTTCTTCGATTGCGAAAGTTTCGTAAACGTCGGTGATGGTTGTGCTGTTGAACTCAGGATATGGATTGGCCCCTGACGGCTCAAACATCTCGTAGGACGCGCCTGATATGTCGGCTATAGGCGTTTCAGCGTACTGAATGTCCGTAACCGTCCCTTTACCACGGCTGACACAAAGCCACTCGGTTACGTATTTGATGTTGTCGATGTACTCGATAGTTGAGGGTTGAATCAGGTCAGGCCACACCCTGCGGTAGCCGTAAACGTCGGGGATGGCCTGGTACGCCCTAGCGATGTTGGATTGACCCGTAAGGCGGTTGTTTGGCGAGTCCTTGCCCGCTGTTGCGCCTGCATCTGTGTTGATTTTCGGCATCAATGCGTAGGTAACAGCCAGGCCCGCCAAAACTCCACCAATCACGTAAAGCCATGTAATCGGGTCGCCCTGTGGCCTGCGTTTTACCGTTACCGAATCTAGAATTGAAGGCTTTTGCCCCATGCGGATGTCGGTCAGCGGGTCAACCAGAACATCGTTTATGTACAGCTCGCAATCGGCGCCAGAAGCTAGATGCTTTTCAATGTTCGCTTGAATTGTCAGGTTGTAGTCAAGCTGGTAAAGCTGCCCGCCCGTGATTCCTGCCGGGTCATTTAGTATTTTCAGCATGTGTATTTGTAGAATCGAAGTTCTCCGTAAATGGCTCTCATGGCTGACATTCGGGAAACCCGCACATTGCCGGGGTGCAGTTCCGAGCCTTCAGAATGCAGTAGTTTTTGACCATCAAGAACAATTCCGCAATGAGTAGGAGCGCCATCGCGCCACGACATAAAACCAACGGAACCAGAAACATCATCACATTCCTGCCAGCCTTGAATAGATGCAAAGCCGCTGGCTATATCAGTCTTTGGCAACTCGCCAAGCTCTATCCCCATGACGTGTCGAAAATAGAGGATGACAAGGCCGTAACAGTTCATTGCGTCCCAGTCGGCGCGGTGCGAAGCCCACGGCAAACCCACGGCGCGATTGATGAATTCTGTTTGCGTCATGCCCCCATGCTAGGGATGGCTAGATGCTCTCCAGTCCGGTAAACACGCTCGGCTCATAAATCACCCCGGCCCTGCGCCTCAGTGGATTGTCATCTGTGGCTGTGACCTGCACCGCGTCAGGGGAGAACGTCACGCCGCCTGCATCTGACACGTACAGGCTCCACGACAATGCCGGGTTGTTGAGGTCGTCAAGGTAGACGTCGTACACAACCGTGATGGGTTCCCGTGACCCGGCAACAAGTTTGATTTGTTGTTTGAACTGCCGCCCGACCACCGCGCGGGGAAACGTCATGGTTAATCGCGCCTGGGTGCCTCCGGTCTGGTCTGGCGGCTTGATTGACATGGGCGCGGGCTGATAGCTGTTTCCGTCAAGCGTGACTGCTGCAAACTTGTTGGCTACCAGCCTGATCGGCGCATCAAATGCAGGATGTGAAAACGTGATGGCGTGATATTCCGGCAATGCGCTTTTTACCGCCCAAAACTCGGCTGGTGTCATGACGGCAGCACCGCAATGGCAGAATCGAGCAGCTCGGCCCATGCCGCCCAGTCTTCAAGCGATAGGATGAAGTCTTCAGCATCAATAAAACCTGTCGGGATGATTTGAGCTCGGGCCATGATCTTTGCGCTGTAGCTCCACATCTGCCCGTTGTCCTGCGCATCACCCAGACCATCGGGCAGGAATCGGCAGATGTGCGTAATCGTCCCAAACTCTGTTCTAATGGGTAGCGTGAACTCATCAATGCCGCGATTGATGACCCTGATGAACCAGATTTGAAAGCGTATGGCCTCAGCGCGGGTGAATTTGAAAACCACATCCCAAAACACCGGGGTATCGGTGCCTATGGCCTGGGCGTACCCATACCCACGCCTTGGCTCAGCCATCGTAAACGCTGCGGGCTGGCTGCGGCTCTTGGATGCGCTTGAGATTGTCGTCAGCGCTAGTGGGTAAGGTTCAGCCATAGGGGTATGGTAGGGAGTTAAACCCGTGGTTGAACGTTTGAAGCGCCGCGCATGGCAGACCATACCGGGCCGCTGTTTGCGCGTATCTGGCTGGCTACCTCGTTGACCGCGATGGTCACGGTGCGGCTTTGTTCGTCGTAGTTCGGGGTCACGCTCACGCCTGCTGCTGTGTTGTTGACGACGATGTTTACAGCCGTCCCGCCTCCAACTTGGTCAGCCGCAGTCACCCGGCCTGATTGCGTTGGCATCATGTACTGATTGCCATTTGCCGCAGTGAACATCTCCGGCGCGCCCTTTTCGTTGACCCGGTACATGTTTCCGCTGTTTGCTACACCGCCGTATTGCCTGCCGCCGCTGATGTTGGTGCCTGCGATGGTTGAAACAATGCTGGCGGTGTTGGCCGCAACAATTGCCATAGCCCCCAGATTCGCGGGGAATGGCAGCGACATGGCGGCGCTTGACATGGCTGTTTGAATGTTGATGATGGCGCTTGCAATGGCATGAGCCTTTTGAGCTGCAAACATAACTTTGTACATCGCTGACTGTTCGCCCGCAAGATTCTTTGTAATACCCAAAAGCGACTCACCCAGGACGCAGCCAACGCTTCAATCTACGAAAAAGCCAAATTTGAGATAAAAGCCAAGTTTGCCAATGACCGCTTAGAACTGGAGCGCAAGACAGCCGCCGACATTGCAGCAGTTGAAGGCCGCAACGAATCGGCCAGGGCTGAGGCTCGGATTTTGCTGACGGAAAACGCAGAGATGCGGATTTTGTTTATCCGGGACGAATCAATCAGGCAGGCTGAAGCCGCCTACAAGCGCGGCCAGGCCACCTTTGAAGAAGCTGAAACAGCCAAGACTCAGGCCATTCAAAGATCGATTG